TAATAATAATAATTCAGATAATTTAGTAAGCTTTCCATCAAGAAACCAAAAAACCCTTATAAATCTTGTGCCATGAGAATTAGTTACAAAATGCCATGTATATGTAACTCTTTTCCACAAATCTTTACCAAAATAATGTTCAAGATTTCTTTGTGATTCTGAAGGATATTCTTTTGTATATCCAACAGTATCATTAATAATTTTCATTGTTGTTGCTAAGTCATCTTTTTTTGTTGGTTTTACAATATCAAAGTCTTTGAATTGCTTTCTGTATTCAACCAACTTAAAGACTAAATCACAATCTATTGATAAATGTTGCAGTATTGGTCTGTGCTTTTCTCTGACATGACATAGGTCAAAAGGCAAGTCATATGATTCTAACCATCTTTCTTGAGGTGTTGAGCCTTTATGCACCATTGTTTTTCTAGCACATTCATAAGCACGATTAAGGTAACTTAAAGCAAGTTTTTGTGAAGCCTTAGAAGTAAAAAAAGAAAATGAACTTAACTCAAGTGCATTATCTATATTTTGTGTCAATGTAAGCATTATTATCTCCAATATCTTTTGTTGTCGTCAAATTGTGGTGCATATTTGGATTTTCCATCATTGCAACATTTAATCATCCCAAGCATGATCCCATGCACGTTGTAACCAAGATTGTTGCAGTAAACAGTATCCCAATGAGTACCGTCTGCATGGCATACTTGTATCTTAGCAACACCAGTGAATTTTTTGATTAATGCAGAAACACCAGTTTCCTTATGTTGAAAAGCACCTTTCATAGTTCTTTCCAAATTCTGATAACCATTCTTCTTCATTTTGTTCTCCTCTTCTAATGGGTGGACACAAGTCCACTTTTTTATTGCGAGAACTAACTTTTTGTTTTAAAAGACCCCTTAGTAAAGCTTAAGAAAACTTAGGTGGGGTGGCCGAGTGGTTAAAGGCAGCAGACTGTAAATCTGTTGTTAACCATAAAAAGCAGTTCACACTTATTAAATTAATCATTAATTCACAAATTGCAAGACCTAAGTGTCCTAAGGGTGGACACAAGTCGAAAAAACACCGATCAAACCTAAGCCTGATCAGTGTTTGAGCCAATTTATTTATTTTTTAGTTTAGCTATTGATTTTAGACCAAAAGAGGCAGCTATAGAGGCTAATATTCCATAACTAAGCCAATCAGGACAGTCTTCTCTTAGAAACTTAAAGCCATCTGAGATAAACGGTTGAAGTTGAGGAATGAAACAAGCAAAAATTAAGGCAATAAAGCATACCGTCCATGCCTCATCCTTCCAGCTTGAATCTGATGCACTCATGGCTTTTTCTTCCCATGAACCATCTTGCTCCACTTTCTTTACCTGAGCATTTACTTTAGCTACTTCTAGCTTTTGTTTAGCTACGGCTTTCTTTTGCCTTCCCTCTAGCCATGTAGAGGCTATAGAGGAAACAGCAGATATTAAGGGCATCATGCCGGAACCTCGCAACTAGCAATCATATCAGCTACTTCATTACTTCTTTTACCTACTTGCCTCGCATAACGGCTATCTAAAAGCTCCTCAGAGGCTTTAACAAAGCTACCTTCTCTCAGGTGCTTTAGAGTTTTCTTGAACTGTAGGAGCCGTTTTATGCCCATATTATAGCTAAGATTAACCAAGGCTTCTTGAGCTGCCGGTGGAAGATCTTGAAAGAAACTTATATTATGCTGTACATCAATAACACAGACATCGAAGTCGTCTTCAAATTGTTTCTCTAGGACATCATGAGGGTAGGCGACATCATCCTTATACTGATCTTCAGGAAGGCATAAATGTCCGTAGCCTATCGTCCTATAGCCGAGGCTGTCCTTATATACAGTATCCCTATACCCTTCGTGATGCTTTATTTGACTTTTTACTCTTTCTAGATCCATTGTTTTCTTTCTCTCTTTCTAGCTTTTGTTGTAATTCAAGGTATTTAACCTTTTCTTGGAGTTTCCTTTTCTTAAGGTATTCATTTCGTTTTTCTTGTTTACGAATTGGGTTATTGAGTTTCTTGTTAAGAGCTTCAATTGTATCGGCAGTTAATAATCGTAGTGGTTTTCCATTTAGTGGGATGATTATCTTGAGCCTTGAGGATGTCTTAATTGTTAAAACATCTATATCTTACCTACCCATTTTGCTAAACCATAGACTACGCCTATAGTCACACCGATGAATACCACAGCTCCAAAAATCCAACCGGCTATCTCTAGCATTTCTTCCCTTTGCTTTTGAGCCATCTTTTCTGCATAGCGTCTAGACTTACGAGCCTCAGCTTGAAATCTCTGCCAATCTTGCCATAAACCAGCTCTACCAGCGTAGATCATAATCTCTTTAAGTTGTTTCTCTTGTTCTTTAATTTTCTCCAAAGCCATAAACTCTTCTAAATCTGACCCACCTAAACCCTTAGCTTTTTTCTTACTAGCTTTCTTCTCTATTTGTTCCTTTGCGAAGACAAAGTCGGAGATCTGTTTGCCACAACTAGCTAATTCTTTTCCGTTTGAAACGAAACTTTTAATAACACTAAAGGCAGCATTTGCAGCAGCTAATTCAGCTAACATTCATTATTTCCTTAATTTAGTAGGTTTACAGTAAGCTGTAATCCTTACGGTTGCTCTCTCCTTATCTATTTTAGTTGGTATTGGTGGTTGTTTATTTAAGCGTTCAGCAAAGTATAGGCATCGGTTAATATCATTGAAATATTCAGTGGATATAACTTGAGTGCCTAGCAAAGTTACTAAGGCAAAAACAAACATCACTTCATTATTATGGATATCATCAATGCTATAACAGTAATTGTACTTGCCATTAGCATTGCCTCTAATCTCCATAGTCGTTTATCTAGTTGAGCTAACTTTTCATTCACTTGTTCGTATCTCAAGGCACACTCTTTTTCATGGGCATCTAGTTCCATTTGTACTTGAAGTTCAGGTTTCATGGACATCTTCATCAGCCTTTAATCTCCATAACTGTTATTGTTGAAGATGTACGACCAGTATATAAAGCATCTCCATCTCCAGAAGTTCTATTTACTAATAATGAAGCAGTATCAGTTATATATTGCACTTTATATGTTGTTGCACTTGTTGTTGATGGACTATCAAGAAACTCAAAATGGGTTTCGACCATGTTATTTGTACCGACTAAAAATAAATTGCTTGAATTAACTGATGACCTACTACTAGATGAAGCTCCAGTTCCAATAGCAGTTGACCCTCTTAATAATCTTAAATAAGTATTTGAATTTACGTTCACACCATGAAGGGTAACCGAACAAAAAACTTTATTTGATGAAGATGATGGTGTTATAGCTACAGACATACCAGTTATATCTGTAAAAGAATTAACTGTTGTAAAAGAAGCTGTCGTATTTAAAACAGTTTGCTTTACTTGCACTACACTACCAGTAGGCATACTTAATGAATTTAATTTTGTTAATCCCATAATTTTTCCTAATCTAACTTAATCATTCCACAAGCATGATAATGACTACTTAAATAATAGTCGCCACTAGTTACTTTTAAATGAATTCTTTGCCCAGCAGTAATATATTCCACATGAAAGCCACACAATTCTTTATCTATTCTTCCACTTGATGGAGTTCCATCCCATTCAAATGTTTCTAAATTTGCAAAGTATGTACCTTGACTGTCATAAGGAGCAGAACCAGTACCACCTTTATAAGCAGAAAGAGTGGCACTTCCAGAAGTAGAATTAAAATAGAGATATGTTTTTCCATAGATATAATATAGTCCAGCATGAGTTGGTGTCATCGCACCATGAGCATCGTATGTGAAATCAACTGCTGTTGAATTGGTGAGTAAAGCAAGATTTCCACCATTAGAAAAATCATTATTTGCTACAGTATAAGTATTAGGTGTTTGATTATTCATAAGATGAACTTGTGGTCTTTTAAATGTTTTCACACTTCCAGAACTCTCAATACCCATAGCGGCATTACCAGAACTACTTTGAATATTGTTTACTTTTATTATACTTGTCATTACCCAGCCACCTCTAATAAAGTTATTGATGCTTCGCCAAGTGAAGAAGTGCCACTATAGTTAAATCTCATTGAGGCGTATTCTCCTTGTGCATAAAACTGTAGTTTATATGTTGTTGCACTCGTAGTGTTTGGAGAATCCATATATCCAGATGGTGCAGTCATTGTGTGAAAGCCATCTCCTGTTTCTTCATAACCACACATTGTCAAAATAGCTGTAGTACCTCTCATAAATCTATATCTAATTTCTTCATTTCTTCTCATATGAAATAAACCATTACAGAAGATTAGTACCTTACTTGAAGTTGAACTAGGTGTTATTGTGGCTGTTAAACCAGTATCACTCCATGTAGCATTACCAGTAGGAGTTGTATTTGTACTTGAACCAGTGTTTGAAAGTTTTGCTGGTTGGACAACTTGTTTAATAAAGTGGTAAGCAGTACCACTTGTGTTCTTAATATTGTCCGTTTGAACATTCGTTGCTTGTATTATTCCACTCATGGTCTTAACCTCCAGCCCATTAAAAACACACCATCATTAGCGTGATGACTTGTTAATGTTCCGTTAGTTGCATGATAAAATTTTATTGTCATTGTATCTCCAGCAACTAACTGTTGCATATTGTATAAAATACTAGATTTGTTTTCTGAACCACTATCAGAGTAAGCTGCTATTTCCATTTGCATACCAGCAACACCATTTTTAGTAAGCTGAACAATTTGTCGCCAAGAACCATAATTGTTTATTCTGAAATGGGCTTGTATTACCCAATAACCAGCAGTATCGGCTGTTACAGTAAATCCATCTCCGTCTTTTAAACCATGAGTATCTATAGTAGCAGTTTGTAATGCTATATTATGCCATGTACTACCAGTTAAACTTCCTTGATCGCCAGAAGCATTTAATTTAATAATGGGCATATCTGGAGTTACTAAACTAGCATTAGTAATACTAATATTACCACCACTTGTCTTTGGCTCTATTTGATCTACATATATTTTAGACAACTGTTAATACTCCATTTACTGTTAATGTGAAGTTCCCAACGCTGAAATCACCAGCTACAAAAGCTCTATCTGATGAGGCAATTGTGGTATTGGTCGTTAACGCTGAGGGGTTAACTCTTATACCATCACGGTATATATTACTCGATAGGTGAGAGGCTTGAACAGCTCCCTCTGAAGGTGTTCCAGTGTTAATAGCATCACCACCCATGACGACTATGAAGTCAATGACATCACTGGCATTAAGGGGATCTGTAAATACTATTGTAGACCCTACTATACCAAAACTAGTATTAGGGTTTTGAATTACACCGTTCACGCTAACAATGCATTGCTCAGTAGTTGCCGGAGCAAAAGCTGCACTTCCTTTAGTTAAGTTGAAGGTGGTAGTTGCCGAAACGCTTATCGCATCGAGCTTTATGTACTCACCATGAACCGGCTCAGTGCCTATATAGGGCATAGTTTACTCCGTTGGTTTTGTTGGAAATTTAAAGTCTTTATCACTCATTGACTTAAATGTTTTGGTTATATCTCTTAATTCTTGTCTATATGTTTTCCATGCTGATGTTACAGTTGAACTGTTTTCTAATGCTTTAATTACAACCCAATCAGAGCCTCTTAATAAAGCATTTCTATCATCTCTTAATTTCAATAATTCAATATCTTCTTTTTTCATTAACCCTTAATCTCCATAGCTGTAATCATTGATATGTTATGGTTAGCAAAACTTGAATTTGACCAACCAGCAATACCAGTTCCACTACTTGTTTTCATATGTAAACCATAACGAATAGCTGAAGTTGTATTAGGAGAATCTAATCCTTGATAAGTGGTATAATCCCAATCGCCACCAACATTTGCCCTCGTAAATCCTTGAGCATCGTATGTTTGACTTGAATCAAAGTTAGTAGGGTCTGAATATGTGCCACCATCTATACTTCTTTTGAACACAAAAAATACAGTATGACCTGATGTGTTATTATATGATGGGTGATTTGCTAGGATTAATATTTTACTGCTTGTAGCCGATGGAGTTATATCTACATAATAACCATTAGCAACATAACTAGTCCATGTTGTTCCACTTGTGTGAACTGCATAACTGTTAGCAACTGATACACCATTTAATGTAGGTGAAGTTGTAACGACTTGTAATATAGATTTACTAGGTAAGTTAGAAGATACTATAGTTCCTACTGAATCTATTGAAGCTGATTTTATCTTACTTAATGCCATTATATCATATACCCCATAAAATTATGATTGTTCATCTGAACACTTGTTGAACCAGCATTAAGAGAATATCCATAAACACATAGTTGATTGCCTACAGCTAAATCAAATATTCCAGATACTTCTCCATTTAACCATGCTGCATCATTGCTGTAGTATAAAGAATATCCACTTACTCCATAGTTCCAACTATCACTTGAACTTGCTCTATAAGCCAAAGCGATATAACTTGAAGATACAGAACTTGGGTAATATAAAGTTGTATGAGTATGAACATAATATCTACCAGCAACAGAACAAGTAAATATTCCAGTAGCAACGTCAAAGTTACTTCCTATGCCATCTGGCTGAAAACTATTATTTGAGTAAGGTGTTGAAGCATGAGCATTGGTAACACTATTTACGAAAGTATCCCAGTTTCCACCGTCCATATACATTGTGCTACCATTACTTAAGAAAGTATAACAAAAAGCATCTTTTGTACTTACCCCACTTCCACCATTAGCAACTGGCAATACATTAGTTACCTTTGATGTAAGGTCTATAGTGGTGTTTGCTATCTTTGCATTAGTTACAGAACTATCAGCTAACTTTGCAGTTGAAACACTACCATCTGGAGGAACAGTCGTTTGAATTGCTCGTGCTAAATATATGACATAAATATCATCTGAGTTTGAGACACTACCAGTTAGTGTAACTGCTGTTCCGTTTACAGAATAGGCTTCTGTTGGCTCTTGCCTCACATTGTTTATGTACAATGCAATGTCATTAACATTAGCTACTGCATGAGAAAGGGTAAGACTTGTGCCACTTTGATTACTAAAGTCTTGTTTTAGAAGACTTGTAAAGTTAGATCGAGGTTTATTCCCTATATATGCCATTTAGTGTTCCCTAAGTTGATATTTCTTGAACAACTGAAACAAAAGCGTCCAGTGAACTTGCTGTATTCGATATTATGTATAAACGGTCACCTGACACGACATTCATCTTGGCTCCACCGTCTAGAACTTGTAGACTAGATCCACTAGGTATATTAACATTTTTAATGATGTAGTAGTTGTTCCCACCATTAGTAACATATACTGAGGCTTGTATTTGATTTGCATGAACATTACATAAATGCAAACCTATCACAGTATCATTCGTACTAAAATTAGAACCATCAGGAGCATCTTGAGCTGCTGTTCCTATGTTTCTGAATTTGTATTGCCTAAAGTTTTGAGCCATCTTATTTTCCTTCTATAATGCGATGCTAAATGCTAGAGCTTGTCCTTGGGTCACTCCAGTTGCAGCCTCGATAGCAATCCAAGCACTGCCGTTGTAGTATTTAAGTTTGTTAACATTTGTATTAAAAAATATGTCACCACTTGTATGCCCTGATGATGGATCTGAGCTACCTGACCCTAAATATATAGCTTGAAACGCTGTTAAACTTCCTGAGGCACTTGACGCTGAAGAGGCAGCTTGTTCTGCATAGTATTTAGCTGACCTTTCACCGGTATTCCCTATTGTTGTTGACGTGGCAAAGCTATCACCACCACCTAATGCCCAGTTCTTTGCTGATCCGGCATTTAATGTTGAGCCACTTACTGCATAAGTTTTAGCTGAGTGTTCTGTGCCATCAGGGGAACTTGCCTTTGTTGCCCAAGATTTACTTGAGCCTCCACCTGAGGAATCAACAACGGTGTTAATCGCCCAAGCTTTAGCAGAATAATCTGATGTACTTGGAACTACAGCATCCACTTTAATAGCATAATTAGATGACGTTACAGCAGAAGCTGCCGAGGCAGTGGCACTTGAGGCACTTGCTGTAGCTGAGTTACCACTATTAGTAGCTTGAGTAGTAGCCGAGGCTAACGCTGTTTCAGCAGCAGTCTTCGCAGTTTCGGCTCCAGTTTGAGCAGTTTGAGCAGCACTTAAATTATTATTCGATGTAGTAGCTGAGGCACTGGCGTTATTAGCTGAGGTAGAAGCTGCCGATGCTGAAGATTGAGCTGAGGTAGCTGCTGTTTCAGCTTGTGTCTTAGCCGTTTGAGCATCAGTAACTGCCGTTCCGATTGTAGACTGAACACTTGCACTAGTTCCTGAAGTTTTAAAAAACGAAGTTGATGCCATTCTTATTCCTTATGTGGTTGAACTACTTGAGTAGCTATCCTGATAATCTGTGTATGTCATGGATGGTTGGATTGCCTGAACGCCACCATTAGTCTCTTGATCATTAGCTTGTTCCTGAACCTCAAGCATGAATTGATTGAATTTAGTTTCAAATAACTCATTTCTTTCATCTAAATAATAATCAGCAGCGTAGGTTAAAGCTGAGTAAATCAATAAATCAGGAGCTACTTTAGCTAAGGTGTTCTCATCGCTATCACTAGACATCGTATCAAACTCGGCATAGTAGTAGATATTGAAAGTTCCTGAAGACGGCTGAGGGAAGAGGTAAATCTTCTCTTGCTGTCTTGTATAATTAGTTGGGTTACCTGAGTAATTACCGGCATTCAAAGATCTAAATTTAGACATTGGAACTCGACTTAGCTCATTATTACCGTAGTGAATGCTTATAGTCTCAATAAAATCTATAGGTAAGGTTAAATAAGCAGTTTGTCCTGAGATCGTGTAAGTTTGTAGCTTTTCTTGCATTGGTGTTCTTAACTGTCTCTGAACACGACCTTGACCCATATCAATGAACTTCTCTGTTAAATCTGTGGTAATGTCACTTCTATTTAACAAGTTATTGAAATGAGTTTTTAGAGTTCCGTAATTCATTAAATCCTCTTATCGGTAGTTAGGAAAGCGTCTAGGTTTTCGCTCTTTAGTCTTTTGACAATCTCTTGTCCGGTGATGTTTTTATCGGAGTAAATATCAAAACCCTCTCTACGCCACTTCTCGATAACAACTGTAGGGATAGAGGCAACTCGCATAAAGTTTCCCTCTCTTTTCTTAGTGCTTTCGTTTCTTTGGTGTTTTAGGTCATCTAGAAATGACTGAGGTACTTCCTGAGTATTCTTTTGTAATAATTCACCGACATCACTTTTTAGAGATGTATCGACATTGATGATCTTATTGCCTTGACGGTCTTTATCGTATTTCATTAATCTTTCTCTCTTTCTTTGAATCATGAGCCTTTAGATAGGATTTATATAAATAATTAGAAAATCGCCCTACAAAGCTAGATAATTTAAGAAGAAGGGATGTCTTCGCCTTATAAAACGGATGAGGATAATAATATCTTCTCTTAGTTTTAGGTTTTGGTTTTTGAGTGCCACTTAGATACTTCACTGGTCGTCTGTGCATATCTTCGTAATATTCAAAAATGCGAAACCACATAACTTCTTCTTTTTGTTAGTATGTATAAGGGAGTGATAAGGAGAGCAAAATTCACTACCCTTATACAATTAGGTTAGGCTTATGATAAGCCAGTGATCATGCCACTATCGGCAAAGTTCATATGCTTAAGTCCATATTCACCTACCACGGCATGAGTATCACCGTCTGATGTCTTTCCTAAGAGAGTTCTTGCAAACGGTCTTAGAACCATAGATCTAAACATAGTTGGGTCTAGTAGGAACCCATGAGTAGTCAATTGGTGCCGGTTTAGCACAATCTTGTACTCGCCAAATGGAGACACATAAAGATCAACCACGTTAACAAGAGTTCTTGTGTCGTCATTGAAGTTTCTGTATCTACCTGAGGCTCCAGTGAACCCAGCTACAATTGTAGCATCGGCTGGTTTGATCATGAAAACACTCGGATCAGATCCAGCAGTGAAACAAGCCTGAGCTTCAACTAAGAATTTAGCCTCAGTTAGAGCATCAGTAGAGTTAGAACCAGCGTCTGTAGACGATGAGATCAACTGAGTAGCTGATGCCATCTCTCTTGCAGTAGAACTGTTACCAGTAACTGCTGCATTGTCGTGTCCTACATAAGCATATTCTAAGTCACGCTTGATTTCTTTTAGTGTCTTACCAAGTTGGTAAGCAGTTTCCTTAGCTCTACCATAAGTAGCGACAACATCGGCTGTTGCTGATACTTCAAAGGTTTTAGCAAGGATTTGAGTATTCCCAGTTCTCATTGTAGTCGGAGACTGAGTTCCGGCAGAGAATGCAGCACCCTCGACCTTTTTATTATCTGCTGCTGAAGCAAGTGTATCTTCTTGATACTCATACACTCTAGCAGAGCATTTTTCGGTTTTAATCATAGTGGTAAATGGAGTATCTGCCGGAGTGATATTAGAAATAATATCCGACACATCTTCCTTCAGTCCAATTTGATTATATGACGTATAGACAGCCATCTTATTTTCCTTTTCTAGTTACGATGGTTAAAATTAAGCTTCCCAACGCTTTAATAGAACATCAGATATATCATCTAAGTCTTTTGATTGAGATTTAGCTAAAGCAACACTAGCCTCTTTAATTCTTTGAGATTTCATAGAGTTAGCATTAGAAGGAGCCTTTTTACTTTTAAGGGTCTTCACCGAATTGACCTTCTTCTTCTTAACAGTCGCTACTTTTTTACCCTTATCATAAAGTCTAGCTTTATTTAATATCTTGATCACATTAGGATCAACATATTGGTTAACCTCATTTTCGGCTAAACCTTGGGATATGGCATAAGAACGGATATCGTTATACAAGTTATTATTCCAATCAGGAACAGTCGCTTGTAATGTACTCACACATTCTTTAGCAGCTTCTTGCATTCTTAAATTATTCTGATTACTGATCTCCTTATAGAAAGCATCAGCCTCTTCATTTAAGAATTTGTAGTCTTCTTCGGCTTCTTTAGCTTCTTTTCTGAGTTGGGCGAAGTCTTCTGCTGACATGGCTTTTGATGCAACGAGCATATCCACATCTTTATAAGGCTTAAACCTTTTCTCAGCGTTCTCCAACATCTTCTGAAGAACGACATTAGACTTAGAAATAGCATCATCAGCATCTTTACGTTGTTTTGCCACTTCTTGAGACTTACGAGTGAGACTAGCTTCCTGACCATAAAGTCTCTTAAGATCCTTAACAGATGCCTGAACTGTTTCACCGTCAACAATGACTTCAACTTCTGCATCATCATCAAGAATTTCTTTTTGATCTTCTTCATCAGTTTCATCATCTTCCTCTTCGGTTTCTTCAGTTTCTTCTTCAGGGTCTTCAGGTTCTTCAGTGACTTCATCACTTTCTTCTGTCTCTACCTGAGTGTCGTCACTAGTCTCTTCAGTTTCGACTTCAGGTTTATCCTCTGCCTCAGGCTCGGATGGCTTTTCAGCGTCCTCTTCCCATCGTGAGAGAATAGCATCAGCAGCATCGTCAGCAGACAATGGTGCTAAATTCGGTTTGGTATTATTTTCGGATTGTGTTTGAGTTTCCATTTATTCCTCTTTTGAACTGTTTAAATCTTTGTTTTTAGCCTCAATCTCATCCTTAACTTGGATGTCTTGTTTGAGGGTGCTAATAATGTCCACTAAAGCTCGGTAGTGATCATAAGCTTTTTCTCTTTTTTCCTTCTCATCAGGCTTAGTTGAGGTGAAGGTAGCGAATGAACCGTCAACCATTCTATTTAGAACCTTATTAAAGGTTTCATTTTTCAATAGGTTGTCGGCATCAACACCTAACGCTATTAGGTCTTGTTCTTTCTGTGACATAATCTCTCCTTTATTGATTTAGCCAGTTGGTGATGCGATTGCTCTGACATCGTCAGCGTTTCTCGCAATCTCTAATTCAGCGTCATCAACCTTCTTCTTATGAGCTAGTTGCTCTTCTTTAAGGTCTTGGTTGTCAGACGCTATGGCATGAGAACTTTCAGCTTTCATTTTATCCAGTTCAAGTTTCATCTTGCCTAACTCAGCTTCCATTTGGGTCTTCATTTCTGCAACCTGAGTTTGTCTTTCTTGTAATTCTAATTGTTTCTGAGCCATTTGAACTTGCATCTGCTCTTGCTGAGAAGGTTCAGGTGGTTGTAATTGCTCAGGTGGAGTTAAGAACTCCTCGACATTTAATATTCCTTGTTTTTGTAGAGCCTCTTTCATCATATTGTATCGATTTGGAAGTTGATACATAGGTTGTAAATTTGGATCTTGTGAGAATAAAGTATGGAGTTGCATAAACTTCATGGCATCTCTTTCTTGTTCTCCATATCCTAACTTTAGCTCAACCATGACATCTCTTTTTTCTTTCCAGTCACTTGGGTTGATTTGGACAAAAGAACCGGCAATATCCACTACCTTATCGTATTGCTCATTTTCAACTACAAGTCTGTAAACTTCATGGAATAGAGGTTTCATAAATTGGTTAGCAAAGTTTCTAGCTATAATCTTTTGCCTTTGCTGAGACATAGTAGCTAATTGCTCTACCATAGCAGCAGAATTTTGTTTGCTTATAGCGTCTTTATTTAAACCTTGTGATAACTTTGATACTCCAGTAGCGTCTTCCTTATCCTCATCTAACATCTGTAAAGTTTGGAATATAAATGGGTTTAGAGGAGACTGAGGCATCGGTGCAATAGCATCAGGTCTACTTACATTAACTAAGCCACCAACTCTATTATCTATTAATTCTCTTGGGTTAGTTAGACCACCCTTAACAACCATGTATCTAGGGTTATTTGTTACTACTGCATGGTCTAAAATAGACCTTGTTAAAATCGTTCTAGCATTTTGTGTAGCTATGATTTTAGAGGCGAAGTTAGATCCATAAAATGAATGAGGTATCGGAATTGGACTAAAGACAACAAAAGGCTTTCTATCAACTTCGGTACACTCTAAAAGAATATTACCAGCTTTGCATACCTTATAAAGATAAGCTATCCCAGTTCCTTCTTTATCTAAATTCACATAGCATTCGTGAACCATAATATCTCGGACTTGATCTTGGTAGCCTTTGCTATCAAAGCCTCTACTAGCACCTATAGATTCAAATCGAGCTAATATCTCAGGGTCAGTTTCTAATTCGACATCTTCGTGGTCACTTCCTATATCTTTCAGCTTGTCTTCTGAGTAACCCATTTCCCTTAACTCAGATAGAGTTTTTCTAGTTCTATGACATACAAAGTTAACTTCATCTAAAGATTTAGCTTGTGGCTCAATTAAGAACTCTTCAGGAGCGAGTGCCTCTATCTGCACCTGACTTGCATCTCTTGTAACAAGAATAGTACCGGAGATTAAGCCGACAGCATTTGTTTCACTTTCTCCTAGCTCAACATCATCTTGAGCAATCAACATATCGAGTTCATCTTGGGTTACATCAGTAAATTCCTCTTCAATAATCTCTTCACGGTCATCCCAAAATATCTTAGCTACACCAACTCTTGCTGTTAATCCATCGTGGATAACTGAGTTCATTACAGCGTTTACATCATTCTGTCTAAACATGACATAGTCCGTATACTTAGAACATACCTCAGCCGTTTCTACATCGTCAGCATTTTGAGGAGCAAACTTCACTATGTTATTACCAGCAGAAAAGGTCTCCAGTAATCCAGCTTTTAATGCCTCAACACTATTGTATACATCTTGAGATACAAACTTTGAGTTTCCGTCATGAGCTGGCCTTGGAAGAGTTGCATTGTAGTACTCGGTAACTTTCTTTCGCTCTCGTGAAAGCTCACTGTCGTAGTAACCTACTGCTGTTCTTATGTTATTCTCTACAACACGGATGATGTCTCCATCTTCCATTGCTTTGTAGTCTTTTTTATCTGCCATAATTAAATCATTTCCACATAAAATTGATCTTTACTTTCCACTGGTTCCCATGCTCCTTCGTGAACATAATTAGCTAAAGCCAACGACATTACACAGTCATCAAAGCAACCATGTTCAGCCTCCATAGCACCACTTTCAGTGACGATATATGTAAGCATCTCTCTTAAAGTTGTTTTGTCATTGAGTTCTAACTCTTCCTCTCTCATTGACGCTCTTAATTGGTCAATAATAAGAGGCTTAGTTTTTACTGTTGTTGTAAAACCTAATTTGACAGTCTCACGGTCAGTGATTTTGTCATGTTGTATTTCAGTATAAAAATTAGGGTAGGCAAGATCTTTTCCTAACCTAGTACAAGTTAATATTCCGTGGGAGTTATTTTCAACACAGATAAAGGCTTCGTTGTAATAGGTTCCCAATTGAAAGAGTATTGTAGCGAAGTAGTCAGGGTGGACATGACCTCTCCATGTCGCAACTTGTCTTTTTTTACTATCGAGAACTGTTGCCACGGAGTAATCTCCGGATCTGATTCCCATAGAAACATCTGCTCCGATGACATACCGTTCTCCGTTGTCGTGTTTTAAATAAGTCGTTAACTCACCTCTTGAGTGGTTGACCCATTCCTCACCTTCTAAAGCAAGTCTTTCTTTTACATCTTTCGTTAAAGGTAATAACTTTTGAAGTTGTGAAGGGTTAAACACTGGACGACCAGTAGTCAGGAAAGCCTCTTCAGGCTCTGCCGGATACTCTTGTCTAAATAAATCAATGCCATTTTGAGCAATCTTACGCCTTCTAAACATAAGTTGTTCATTATCGAGCTTAAATTTCTTAGCTAACTCCCTTTCTTCAGGGGTTCTTTTAAATTTCTTAGATACAGTTTCTCTATAAGTAGGATCGGTAAACCAAGGAATAAAAACCGGAACATAACCGTTTCTACCCTCTACTGCACCTTTCCATAAGTCATAGAATACACCTGATACACCGTTAGCTGTTGATTCAATGAATATAGCTGTATTAGGTTCATTAGGAACTGCTTGAACTAGACCGTTCCATATATCTTCTGCTGAAGATTTGTTCCAAAAGGCTAACTCCGAGGCATGACAGTGTGTTAGAGTTTCACCTCTACCAACTGAATCACCACCAGCAGTTGCAACAACAAACGAACTATCTAAAACATCAAAAGATAACTCTCTTCTACTAGAATACTTCGTATGTGGTTTTAATATCTCAGGGCAATTCTCATGAAATCTCTTAGTCATGTCGAATAAGGCTCTTGTACTATCTGCATGGTGGGTAATCACCATAGCTTTTCTTGCTTTATTCTGACTTACTGAGAAGTATAAGTATCCACCAACATATGTTGATAGACCTTGTTGCCTAGCCTTTAGAATGATAACTCTAACCTTACCTTCTGTAGACTTTTGACCATCAACAGCTTTTTGTAAGATTTCTTGAGCTGGGTTTAAGGCAAGTGGAGCAATTTCACCTGACTTAGTTCTTATTTTTAGAGCAGATTTAGAATAAAAAGGAAATTCATCTTTAAGGCGTTTACGGATTATCCGTAGTTTTCGATCCATCGTCTTCTTCAGACTGAGCTAACGTGGCTAAAAACTCTTCAGCTTTATGCATTGTTACCTCGTTCTTAGATGCTGGTTTCTGTTTCGTAAAATCTAGTACTAAACGAGCTGCACTTAAACGCTCTCTTGTTTCTCCCACTGTAGTCATAACTTCAACGGCAGTTTTGAGTGCTGTTTTTGCATATTCGTTTTCGATATTGTATTTATCAGCCATAATCTCGACTAGCCTTTCTGCTTCCTTTTTATTTTTTGCTCTTATGGGTTCTATTTGCTCTTTTCTGTAGCCGTCAGGAACCCCTCTTGGACGACCACTATTCTTTTTCGGTTTATTAGACCACTCTTTTCTTAAGGCTCTTCCTTCTTCGGTATCCATCAAAGTGCTAAAGTAATTTCTTTTAGGAGCCTTCTGAGGAAACCTTGTCTTAGATGGAGACTTAGGTCTTTGCTTTCTCTGAGCCGTCATGCACTCAACGCTCCTTGACCCATTGATAAAGCACCTTCTTCTTCCTCTTGGTCTTCACCTAGAGCAAGAGCTGTTAAAAACATAGCCAATATCGTACCCAATGGGTGACCGTAGAATTTAACAAACTTGGATGAGGGTTTATTGTTCAAGTTATCTTGTATAAATTTAGCCGTGCTAGGAGCGTGTCTTTTAAATTCTTGGGGGTTAATCATATACGCTGCAATGGCATCAGCTACTAATTCGGTTGTAGATTGTTCATATCCTTGAGATTGTTTTATCCATTTCTTATGGTTATTTTCAGCTTCAAAATACTGAGGACTATCTGCACCGTATTTCTTGGCTATAAACTTTAGAGCTACTTTTGTTTGTATGTTGGCTGCGAATGAGCCATATCTTGGAATAAGAAGTTTAGATTTATCGCCTTGATATGAAATAGGTCTTAGTTGAAGTTCTACTATTTCCTTTGCAATAGTAGCTCCAGTACCTTTACGACCATGACCATCTCTTGTTCCTTGCATAATATTGTTGAATAAAGAGGCTAACTCGCCCTCTATAGTCGCTGTTTGTACGATATTTGGTTTAGCATTTTCTCTTCCGTATCCTAAGTCTGTTATCGAGCTACTACTAAACTTTACATCTTGCCTAGCAAGGGCATGACCTACCTCATGGAATTTTGTCCACAGTCTATTCATAGATATAGCATCAGGGTCACCGGTGAGCCTTTTCAGTTTCTCTCTATCACTTTTGCGACCACTTAAGACAAGGCTTTTATCTACAACTTTACCAGTTTTCGGATTATATCTATGCTTAACAAAACCAGATAAAACAGCATCATTAGGTATGGGTTGCCCATAAAGTTTTCTTAATGTCTTTGTATCCTTAGCTAAGTGGATGATATATCCTAAAGCACTCGCTACTCCTAAAGCCTCAGTTGGTGAAATTCCAAACTCGTGTGGTGAGCCTTTTTTACCTACCTCAAAAGCTTTTTCAACAGTAGGTAATGTCTCATTTATTTCAGTAGAACTGGGCGAGGGTGGATTACGTCTGCTATCATTTCCACTTTCTCTTCCGAGGAGTTCTGTGAGAAGGATGGGGGGTTTTGATTCGATCTGTTCTGCTGCAATAGTTCTGCTTGATACATCCCTTGCAGTAGTAGACCCATGTCTTCCCTCATATGCCACGGTATCTTTTTCTTTGAAGGCTTTTGCTCCTTGACTGAATTGTTCATGTTGAAATCTCCCACCTAAGTCATTAAATAAAGTTTGATCATATTTCCATTGCAACGCCTGAGCAGATTGAGGTGTTATATTAAGTTGCCTTCCTATCTCCTCAAATAGCCTCTTAAACGTAGGCAACTCTGCTGCTGTTGGCGTATCAATTAAGATACTAGCGTTTTTAGATTTCCCATACAAGGGGTTGGAAAGTCCACCAGTTATTTTTCTTATGCCTCTACTTGCCCATAAATCTATAGTTACATCATTCATACCATTTAGATTTAAGTAGAATGGAGCTACTTTCTGACCAAATATTTGTACGGCTGGAACTGATGCATTCATACCACCTAAAATCTTAGCTTGTTTACCTAGTCCTATTTCTGCTCTTTTAGCATCTATCTCTTTTTTAGTTTTGGTTGAGTGTAGCCACTCCATAGCACCTTCAAGACCCATAGTTTTAACCATATGATCTAATAGTCTTAAAGCCGGTTCCTTAGAGGCTCCTTTAAAACCTAAAATCTTTCCAGTTGTTGGGTTAACAATTCTTTCTTTACCGTCAATAACTGACTTTTCACCGATATTACCAGTTTCAAAGTAATGTAAGGCTAGAGATGCACCTTGCCTAAAGTTAGTGATAGGTTTTTCACCAATAGAAGTAAGAGCAGTTAAAAGAAGTAATAATTTTTTATTATTTGGATCTTTTAATTCAGGCATTACAGTAGAAGATGTATTTATAGTATCTGCAATATCTTGGTCATACCAATCACCGGCAATGGGATCATTGTCTAGTTGATATTTAATTTGTTTAGAAAGTTCATCTTTAACTAAATTGAAGTCTTCTTCATTATTTACAATATCAAGTTTTCTTCCATACTTTTCTAATTGGTGTGCCTCAAGTATCTTTCCGATTTCTTCAACAGATCTTTTAGGAGCAGCAGTTAAAGGGTTTAGTAACTCTATGTACTCATCAGTTTCAGTAATAGTTTCTTCATTAACATCAGTCTTCATACCTTGTTGACCGACAACTCTTTCTAAGTATGGGATAACATATTTAGCTGAGTTAGGGTCTTTCAGGGTAGCCTGAAGATCCTTAATTACTCTTTGAGCAGTTTCTACTGGGTTAGATCCTAAGTTCTTTTTTAATGTAGATAAAGTCGCCATGACTTTAGCTTTATCCACTTTAGGCATATTAGTGTCATTGTCAGCTTCTTGGATTAACTCATCAGCAAGAGCTTGGTTGTCAGCAATTCCCCTTTGATAGTTAGGGTTGTTTTGCCAATTTGCTGTTCCTTGGTTATTTTGATTTGTAGGGTTATTTAAAGAGTTATTTAGAGCTTGGTTTGGCTCTCTATCTCTAGCTATATTATTCTGTGTAATAGCTACGTTCATTGCCCTGATTAACTCAGTTAAACCTTGTACCCTACCACCTTGACGTACAGAGTTACGGTAACTAGCTATAGCTCTTTTTAAAGCTGGGTTTGTTGCCGTCATGTCCAATATAGTTAAAACTTGTTCAACTTTATCTTTATTTAAACCAGTGGCATCTTCCACCGTGAATTGAGGGGAGTTCGGAGCTGGGGGAGCGTTATCTTGGTCTAGCTGTTTATTTAATTCTATTCTTTCGTTTTCTTCTTGGAGTAATCTCTGCTCTTCGGCTAATGTTTCAGCCTCTATTCTTTTCTGTTCGTCAATAGCTTGTTGTCTAATACTAGGATCTTTAATAGTCTTTATCGGTGTACCATCTTTGTTTTTCTGAATGTAGTCATCTACTACGGACTTATTAACACCTCTTAATTTGTCTATGGCACGACCCCCAGCGACAATACCAAGTTGCCCAAGTAAAGATGCACCCCCAGTAGTTATAGCTGCACCACCTGAGGCTATAGGGCGTAGTACCTTCTCAGTATTGATAGCACCTTTGTCATAACCAACACTCCCACCAATTGGAGAGAAGTTGTCGGTAATTTTTGATAATCCTTTCTGATATCCTGAATTATGAAGTTTACTAAGCTCGTTAGACATCTTCATAAATTTAATAAGTTCTTGTCCTTCTCGAAGGTGACCTACCAATCTTTCAACTGATTCAAACTCTTTAACTCCGACAATATTCTTAGTTTTGTTTCTAGCCTCTTCAAAGCCTATATTTGCAAGTATCTTATCTTCTACTAAAGAAAATTCATCTAGATCGGTGATTTTAAGCTGTGTTTTTAAATCACTTATTCTGTTTTTCATATAATTGTTGATGTGCTTATGAGCAGTATCAACAGTAACCCTTGCTCCATTTTGAGACATTTTGTCTAAGTCTTGAAGGTCGAAGTTATTATCCTCAGCTATTTGTTTTAGTAATATAGCTAAATCAGTAGCTCCTTCTTTAGGAGTTGAAGTCTGTTTCGTTTTACCATCACCACTAACACCACTAAATACCTTATTAATACCTTTAGCAGTACCCTTAGCAGTATCAGCAGCTAAACTAGCTCCTGAACCATAGACTTTACCGATAACAGCAGAATCTATAAGTCTATTTTTAACTTCATCTGAGGTGTATTCGCCACCCTGATAAGCAGAGGCTAACATAGAGGCTGCATCTTGAGTAGATTCAGTAATACCCTCAACAGCTCCTCTTTTAAGAGTTGTCTTAACTAACTCTTTAGATGCTTGTACATATCCTTTTTTATGAAGAGCATTCGCAACTTGTTTAACCGTCATTTTGGCTAGTTGATCCTTAGGTATAACTTTACCAGCACCAAACTTATCTAGAAAACCAATTACTAAACCAACACCGAGTGCTATGTCTTCATCATAAGATCCGGTTTTCTCTTCTGTTTCTAAGGCAACTTCACCAGTTCCTAGCATGGCACTACCGATTAGTGTTCCAGTACCTAAAACTGCTGCTACCGGAGTAGAGAATAAGGCAGCTAAAGCAGTAGCTGCAGTACCGACTATAGCCGTACCTCCTGATACTGAGTTTTCAGCTAACTTTTCACCAACCCATCCCATAGCTGCTAAACCACCGTCTTGGTCAAGGGTGTCCATGAAAGATTTAGTATATTGAGGCTTATACCCACCCTGAGCTAAATCTTTATCTTGCTGTTCAGCTATTTCGGTTCCATATTTCTCGACATTTTCAAATCCAGAAAACCGACCAAAAGCCTCTAAGCTTTTACCATACAGTTTCTGAGCTTGGTCTGCACTATATTGAAAGGCATTGTCTCTACCACCTTCACTCCACTTCTCTTGTAGTGCTAACGTATTTATTATTTTATCGACTGTTGCTTGGGGTGTGTTATCAGGAATGCTGTAAGTTTTGTTCCCTATTTTGTAGTTCATAATTTGGTTACGTTTTGTCCGTGAACCACATAGGTCTTACCACCACCAGTAAATGAGTTTACTTGTCCAGTTGTCGCCCTTTCATTTGGAACCACTTGTTGGTTGTTTAAAAGTCTACTTCTTATTTTCATAAGAGCGTTCTTTCTTTGGTTAATCCATTTTCTCCAAACTTCCTCATCATGAAATCCAACTTTAGGTGCTGGAGACATGAATAAGTCCATTTCTTTGTTAGAGATTGCACCCTTAGTCTGAGCAATACGAAGTAGAGTGTCGTCAACTTTTAGTTTCTGAAGTAATAACCTTGTTGTTTCTTTTGGGTTGCCAGTAATAGAATCTATCCAACTTCCGACATTACCATCCCATAGACCAGTAACACCACCCCCATCTAATCCGGCTAAGGCACGATCCATATCACCAAGTGACTGTTCGATAGTTCCCAAGTAATCTTGATCTTCTCTAGTTTGTTTAGCAGTAGCTTTCACTCTAGCCATGTCTGTCTTATATTTAGCTAAAGCCTGACCACGGTTGTAGTCCATGATATTACCATACATAGCTGTAGCGTCAGAAAGCATACGGTTACCACCTAAGTGGGCGTTTTTCTGACCGGCTCCTCCGATACGAATAAGCATTTCATTTAAGTCAATATCTTCAGGGTATCTAACGCCTTTAGTGAGATCTTGTTGGTCTCTTCTGTTAATTAACTTTGGACTAGGTATATTGGTTACATTATTATTACCAGTAGTTTCAGTGGTTACGTTGTTTTCATTATCCCAATTCTTCTTTATGGCGTTCTTCTTAGACCATAGGTGGGATTCGTTATCTGATTCAAAGTTATTATTAGTATTGTTATTTACGTCTTCTTTATTTTGTCTTGATACATCTAAGTTGTAAAACATATCAGCCTCAGGATGTTCTAGTATACCCTTAGGCAATACACCTTCGTTTGATATAGAACTTAATGCTCCAGTATAGGGGGATGCAAACGTACCGTCATCATAAGCACTGGCATCTCTATTATCGAATTGACCTACATAGCCATCTCTGACATAAGGGTTTTCTAACACTGGGGAGGCATATCCCTCATATCCCTCAGAGTAGAAGTCTTCCCAACGAGGAGATCTGTAACCACGGCTACCCTCAATTGCTCTTTGAGCTTTGTTCATTTGATAGGGGTTAAAGTTATACATAGCATTTCCTCTTTCTAGTTCCTTTTGAAAATTTAATTTATCAACCATGTTAGCCTCATCAAGGTTGCTTGTTTCTTCAGAAGGTGGAGCTTTCTCAATATTGGTTAACTTAAATTGATCAGGGTTTTTATTGATGTAAGTCATCGCCCTTGTTAAGTATTGTTTAGTCTCTTCAGGTAGTTCATCGTAGTTTCTTCCACGCTTAACCCAGTCACTGGTTTTTTTCGCTCCCCAGTTATAGCCGATCAATGTGTCAGCTAAGTTATCGAAGTTATAATGATTTGAGTAACCCTTAATAAAATCTGAGGCTATATTTCTAGCCTTTTTAGGGTTGAGTACATCCTGAATTGTATACGAAGGTAACTTATAACCTAAGTCATGAAGATGCTGAGGCATAAACTGATAGCCACCAACAGCACCTTTTCTTGATCTTGATTTATTAGCGTTCCACCTATCTTGTTCGGATAAGTGACCAGTTTCATTGTGTAATACTAGGTCTAATATTGAAGGAGTTACGGCATTATTGTAGTTTGATAAGTAGCCGTATGGTTGCATATTATATTAAGTACCCCAACTACCCATACTATTGTATCCGGAATTAGGGTTAACCCCACCGGTACTATGCCAGTTCTGAGCGTTACCACTTTGACCCCAATTTGTCTGACCAATAGGCGAACCCCATTTACCACCAATACCAGCACCTTGGACAGCACCCATAAGACCAGCCATAGCTGGGTCATATAAGTTTGGCTGAATGCCTGATTGTGAAGTTGGAGAGCGACCCATTATATTACCCATGAAATCACCATATTGTTTCATTCTAAAGTCACGGTCTCTGACAAAGGCATCTCTTTCTTCGTTAAGTCTTTGTTGGGCATCTTTTTGGAAGGCACCACCTGATAAGGCTCCCATGTTTGCAATGTCTCTTCCAAAGCCGTATGTATTTTTATAGGTATTAGCTAAGGCGTTATTAGCTGCCATTGCATTATTAAAGTTAGTAGCATCCTGATTTAGATATCTAGTTGCTAGTTGATCGTTGATGTTAGAAGTAACATCGGCACGACGATCATCATAAGACCTACGAGCCAACGCTTCTGCAACCCCAGCTCTAGAGGAGTTAGTGTTTCCTGAACCAGTCGCAGCCAAGTCGATATTACGGAGTGTATTTTCATCAAGTTGTCTTTTACTGTCTCGCATAGCAGCGTCAATGAGGCTAGGGGAATTAGCGAGAGCATAATCTGATGCAGCCTTGATTTTATCTTGTTGAGTTTGTCCATATAAGTTTGCATAGTTTGTTCCGAACCCTTGGCTATTAGCTAATAAATTTTGAATATTACCTTTCTGACCTAATCCAAATTGATTGAGGTAGTCATAAGCATCCTTGGACATTTGTGTCATAGGAGCGTATGTCGAACCACCATATGCACCTTTATCTAAGGCATAGTCCAAAGCTCCTGATCCACCTGAGTAACCTTTTTCTAAATATGGCTTGGCTAAGTTAAAACCAGCCATGTTAGCTTCAGTTGCTCTATCCATAGCTGAGGCACTTCTCTTAGCAGCTTTGTTTGCCATTACTCCACCGATGACAGCACCGGCTATTTGACCCCACATATTATTTTCCTTCCATAATTAAACAGCCACCCATGCCGTTCCGTTGTAGACGACTAAACCACTGAACCCATTTGATAAAGGGTTCCACGGTGATACGGCATACCTGACCATTCCTTTTACTGGACTGTCAGGAGGTGTATCTGTCACAACTGTTGATGCTTGAGTAAGCTGTCTTATTGCTGTTTCAATTCTTTGTAGCTCTTCTTGTAAGTATCTTCTTATGCCTTCTTCAAATACTGGAAACTGACTTCTAATATAAGGGTTTACCGTGGCGTTGGTTTTATCATCAACTGCCATTACCTTGACCCAGTTGCCTCGATGTCTACATCAAAACCTGATAGATCGAAGTCCTTGTTATCCGATATTTCTACTTTATAGCTGAGATACCTTCCGGCAGCTCGACTATCTATTTTGTAGTCTGTAGACATATCAAAACTTGTTGAACCCTCATAAGTCGGAGTTGAGTTCGGTATATCCGAGGCTCCGAAAGTTATCGTCAGGGTTTTATCACCTGAGTGAGTTGTTGAGGCTTGAGGGTAAATTCTCTTAATTACTTTGTATCCACTTAGAGGGGTTCTTGTCTCATCTAAGTCAATTCCTATTCTTTCTACTTTAGCTGGTTTTACTGATTCACTATCTAACTGAAAAGCCACACGACCTAAGTCGGATAAATCTAGGGCGAGTAACTTATCTGAGGTAATTCCATCTGAGGAGCTATCCTCGCAGACCATTAAAGTATGTCTGTCATAACTGTCTTCCTGAGCATAGTATGTTCCACCGACTAAGGCATAAGTTAAGTTCGTTGCCGTAGCATATGTGTTAATTGAGTTAATGTTTGCTACAGTCGCTGAAGAAACATTAGGTAAGTCCATGAAAGACCAAGTGTTATTTCGATAATTAAATACTGCTGCTCTGTTACACCTTGTTGCATTTGGAAAGCTAACGAGGCTATCTCCGGATAGGTAGCAGAAGTATATCTCATTTAATGTTGGGTTATGTTGAACAAAGAACCTTTCCTTGGCTGTATTGTTCAAGCCGTTATAAACGAAGCTTCTGACTTTCTCATCTGAGATTGACTGCTTGGTTGTTCCATCATGAACATAAATATCGAAGTCACCAAAGCAGTAGTGTTTGCCGTCTACTTCAACGACACAATTTTGGTTAATTAAACCACAGTCAGTAAATAGCTTTCTAAAGTTAAAGATGAATGTTCCACCGACAAACTCCATAAGCCAAACTTGGTCACTTGAGTATATGATAAAGTTTGAACCTAGTGGAAGACCATCCACGATACCTGATAACATCTCACCGAGGTCATTGAAACCAGCAGACTTGGTTGTATCTGTTTCATCCCAACTGTCAGGTACTGCATTTGCAGTTGCCACATTAGACCACCTAACCCTAGTAGGGAAGTTATTAGAACCTTCAGTTGTGTTAAGGGCAACTAAGAAGTCATTATAGGATCTTAGTGAGGTACATCTATAGTTAGCCGGAAAATTTGTTAAGTCAGCAAAGTTAGTTCCTGAGGATGTTCTGAATACCGGTACACGGTCTTTTCTATTTATATAGTTTACAGAGGACAGAGTTGTTCCAGTAAAAGGTCGTGGATCTGAACTGCCACTAATTGAACCACTTCTGTCCGATACTGTGCCTGAGTTATATTCTTTTATCGCCCAAGCATCAGAAATCATAATCACACTGTCGTATCCGGTACTAGGAACTATGCCGTATGTAAAACGAGGGGTAAATCCCAGTGATCCTTTTATTTCTCTGAAGATTGGTGACCTACGGACTTTCCCCTCGTCAAAGCGTACATTAATTGCTTCCGAGAAGCCGTTAATAGGTAAGTTGTAAGGACTTATGTCTGTAATAGCTCCTATGGAGCCTAAGTCTCTAATTGGGAAGTTAGCCATATCTTGTTCCTTACATAGAGTTTGTAGCTGAATAAAAGTCTTGTAAGTCTATAGCTCCTGAAGTTGGAACATTGGCGTTAACACCGACTGTAACAACTCTTGTGCTAGTACTATCTCCACCAAAGGAGAATGTATTGGATGACCAACCTGAGCTAGATCCTGAGAATGACATTGATATAGTGTCACCGGATTGAGCTGAGACAGTAGCACTATGAGACTGGCTAGAATCATTCGATGCTAAACCTTGGTTAACAACATTAGATCCATTTTTAGCTAACACGATGGTTGCCGTATGGGAGTTCCCAAAGCCACCATAGTAGTATGTGAATGAGAAGTTATAGGTAGCTGTTTTATCTACAGTCCAAGACGCTGTCTGAACATTAGCAGCTCCATTGTCAGACCATAGGGAGTATTTTACTAAAGAGGTATTCGTATTAAATGCAAATGGTTGATCGACACCACCCCTACCACTGTTGTTACTAGAGGACGATGTACTACCGGCTGTAACTGTATCAGTCAGTGACGATGGAACAATACCACCACCTTTATAGAGCTGATTAAAAGCTAATTGACCAGTTCTACCAAACTCAGTTCTTATGTTATCTACAGATATCGCACCACTACTCTGAAGAGCCACAAGAGCATCCTTTACTTTCAAGTCGGTCTATATCATTCTTGAGTTCTTTTATAGCCTCTATAAGTAAGGGTACTATTTTCTCATAGTGGACTGTCATATATGTTGGGTCGATAGGAGCCTCTGCGATAATCTCAGGAAGAACCTTTTCGATATCCTGAGCCGATACACCCACCTCGACTTTATCTTCGTATCCTAGGTCTAATGCCTTTTGGTTAGGCTTGAAGTAAAAGCCTCTTAAGTTTTCTACTTTAGATACGGCATCTGTAATTGGGTTTATGTCGGTTTTCAGTCTTTCATCGGAGTAGTATGCAGTCACGTTTCCGGTAGATCTGACTTCAGCAAAAGTCACTGTATCGGAAGTTGCTACAGCTTGTCCGATAGATACTGTAGGAGTTGCACCCTCAGATCCTGAGTTCGCTACGGTCACTCCAGTACCACCGGTTATACCGGCAACATAGTTTCCTGAGGTATCCGTACCTAAGGCAATGCCATCTCCGGTTACTGATATATTACCTGAAATCGATAGGTTACCAGTTACTGTAGCTCCTGAAGTTGTAGCTGCTACTCTTGTAGCTCCATTGCTATCTATCAGGGTCGTTGGATCTTGGTTTAAGGACGTATGGGTAGCTGTTACTGCTCCAGTAATGTTAGGAAAGGTAGCTTTTATAGTCGCTTTGATTAACCGTAAATGGTCATCTGCCTGAGCCAAAGCATCGGTTGCAGTAGGGTTAGATGTTACTAATCCATTGATATAGGTCGCACTTTCTAATGCCATAATATTCTCACTCTGTTTAAAAGGGTCGGAACAACAATAACAACAACAACAAGTCTTTAACTCTTTTTTGAAATTAGTTGATTAAATAGACCCTTGGGGGTCTCAATTCCTAGGTATGGTACCAAATTTGAACGACATAATCAGCTAAGTACTTGATAACATAGGATACTCTAGGTAAACAGATGTATTATCTGATGTCCAAAACAAATAGCCTAACCTAAGACATTAGTCATTATGTGAAAGTTATTAGTATAGGGTAGATTGTAGTCGTTAAAAAAAGGGAACTAAACACTTAAGTCAACCCAAAGTAAACCCATAGTCTACCATAAGTACCGACATCGACACCAAGTGCTTTCTCCTAAGGGTGGACACAAGTATCAAGGGTCTTAGTAAGACCTCTTGATAAATCTATGTGTAATGCTTATTCTATTTATGTGAACTGCTTTTGAGATAACCTGAGTTAGCCTTGTTGCTAACACTTTTACAGTTGGTATTCAGTGGCAGTTCACGTCTCCTAAGGTCGTTGTAGAGAACACCGTCCTTCTTCTTAACCATAGCCATCATCTCCTCATACTTAGCGTCTAACACTGCTTGTTCATGAGCCTTGAGACCATTGTCAAAGGTATCATCCATAGATGTCATACCTTGCCTTAGGGTCATCGATAAACAACTGCTCCTCAGGACAATAGGTAGATGGCTTGAAGTCACTGGTGTTTATCTTGAATGTTGCATGGCGACCCTCTCGTATCCTATCCTTAGCACATTGACTACATCGTGTTGGTCGTACTCGATACCTCTTCAGTGGCTTTAGGTCTATGCCACAGTCACAGCATTGCTCATGTTCCTTAATAGGGAACTTCCTTGGTCTCATAGTCTCTCCTTTTTACTATAAAGTTCTAGGCAAGTACTCTTAGCCACAAAGCTATCAGGTATAACCTGAGTTACTTTATTCTTAAGGTCTTCTAGTCTTGCCTCACATTGTTTATGGGTTGGATATATCGACTGTGTGTCTTCGACAATAAGACAGACATTCGGATCTGATAATCTACATATCAATAGAAAAGCTTTAAACATCAGACCAACTCACAGCTATTACCTGAACAAGCTAACTCTTGTGAGGATGTAGTTGTATCCACAACCTCATACTTCTTAAGCTTAGTCCAGTCGATGTCGATAGGTAATGACTTAGCTACCTTATCGTATCTACTCTTGTCACAGTCTTGGTAGGGTGCTTGTTGATAGGTATGTTCATCGAAGGGAAGGAAGGATACTCCTGACATCCACTCGAAGTTCTCATAAACCCAAGCACCGACATCCAACCACTCATGTTCCTTAACTGATATTGTTACCGATGGCTTATGTTCACACCAATGTTTCTGATAGAGTAACCATAGCTCAAGCTGTTCGATGGCACTCATGTCAGTCCTAAATACAGCTCCCTTATCAGCCTTCATTGGAAAGCTAAAGACTGACACATGATCAGGTTGCATTACATCATCCTCAACTGGAAATCCCTCGTCTATCATAAGCTGAGTTAGAGGGTCTTTCTTATCACCTCGAACTGTTCTGATGTAATAGGGGTTGTGCCTTGCATGAATACCTGAAGAGGCATCGACAAGCTGAGACACAGTTCCTGATGGCTTAATGCAAGTGATTGCCACTGACTGGTTTATCCCTAGCATCTTAGCGTATTCTTTATTCGTATCTATTGCCATCTTCTTCAGCTCTTCCAAGAGCTTAGGTAAACCCTCTTTAGATGCCAGTGACTTACCATTAGTTAGTGAGCAATCCATGATACCGGTTAGACTAACTCCGAGTAGTCGCTCCTCTTCACAGTTCTTACTCCAGTCTGAAGAGACATACTTAAAGTTTGTCAGTGTTGACTGTAGTGTACCTAAAATAGTAGCTAACCTAACTTTATCTAGAAGTGTCTCCCTAGTGTCATAGGGTCTGATGACAACCTCGGATAGGTTACACACCTCTCTGTCTCTTAGGAGTATCTCAGAACATGGGTTACAACCTAACTCATATCCATCGACATTCCTTCGACCTGATCGATGAGCCATCTTATTGGCACTATCACGGTTAAAGATCCCTCGTTCTCCTGACTTAGAATCATATAGAGACTTCCACTCTTCCATGAATATCCCTATGTCAGGTGTCTCGGTATAGACGGCTGAGTTATTAGCAAGTGATCGTTGCTTGTTTGCCTTCCACCACTCACCACTTTTAGCTTGTCTCATTCTATCGTCAGATAAGTTCGATAAACTAATTAATGCACTTCTACGGACACCACCAACAACCACAACCTCGGCAATCTTACAGACGATGTCATGACACTCTAGTGATGTTAGCTTTCTACCCTTAGCATTAGATATTGTCTGTACGGTAAAGTTGAATAGGTTCTCCAAGGGTCTAGCTCCTGATGCTCTACCACCGAATGTCTTCAATGGTGAACCCTCAGGTCTAACGGCACTTGTATCCCAGTTAGGGATCTGTCCGATATAAAGTAAACCAACTAATTCCTTATATGCCTTTGCCCATCCAAGCTTACTGTCTCGAACCTTAATCACTATGTCTGATGGATAGAAACTTTCAGCTATAAGAGGGAGTTGGTTAACATTCTGTCTTTCGACACTAAACCCAACTCCGGTTCCGTTCATGAGAACATATAGGATCTCATCAAAAGCTTGTAGACGGTTCACTGCTACATAAGAGCAATTATACCCAGCCATGTTGTCCTTCTTAAGAGCAGCTCCTGATGTCATGAGACACCTCATGCTTGGCATAACTTGCTGAGATAATACTCCCTCTTGGAGTTGCTGTTTGAGTTTAGGGAGGAGCTTAAACCCATGCATCTCCAAGAGGTGTTCCGAAAAGAAGTCAAAATACCTTGCAACAGTCTCGCTCCACGTCTCTCTTCTACCCTCATCAGGTAACCATCTAGAGTACCTAGATAGATGTATGAATTGCTGATAAAGGGTTGGTAGGTAGTTGTTAGTCTGTTGCATTTGGTTCTTTTCCTTCTAGTTGATTGATTCTCATTTCACAGTAGCGAATACACTTCTTTAAATCGGTTATCTCAGACTGGTCTTTTGTCTGACCTTCATATCTCTTTATCCCTGACCTCATGGCGTACTTAATGATGTTTCCTCGCCAAAACTCCAAGCCGTTCTTCATGATGAAACTAACCGGTTCTATGGTGTAGATTTCGTAGTGTTTAGGTTTCTTGATAATGTCGTGAACTATTTCATTCTTTCGAGTTGGCTCATGAACTATTTCATTTTTCATAGGCTCAACATCTGAGGGTAATGTGTCGTCTAATTCGTTGGCAGTTCCATTATCGTGGTGCATATCTTCCTCATGTTTTTGGTTGATATATTTATTGTTCTTATCTCTTATCTCCTGATACCTTTGACGGATCATTTCTCTATATTTCAGGGCAACCATAACTTCACCTCATTCTTATTTTCATCCCAGTCTTCAACTCTTAAAATACGAGCTAACCTTGCCTGAGTTATTGCATCTTCCCTTGTCATCCCATGTTTGATATAGGCTTGTTCAACAGCTCCCCAATGTGGACGGATACCGAGAATTGCCTCAGCCTTCTTAGCTCCAATACCGGCTATTCCCTTATAGCCATCGGTGGCATCTCCGGTTAATGTCTGTAGGAAGAAGTTCTTATCAGCCTCTTGTTTCGATATCGTCATTCTCTCCTGAGACAGAGGTCGATATAAATTACAAGGGATCGTCTTCATGTCTTTATCGTCAGAGATAATGACAGTTTCTTTTGGGTCTCTAGTCGCAAAGATACCCATGACATCATCAGCCTCTAACTGAGGGAGCCTGACGGTGGCGAATGTCTTCTTGCACCACTCAATCATGTCAACATAGCCAAGTGGCTTTCGGATCTTTTTCCTAGCTGCTTTATACTCAGGTGATACCTTCTTCCTGAAGTTTTGCTTATCGGAAAAGCAAACGGTAACCCACTCTGAATTTGTATCTTCAGCTAGTCTTTTAATTAAGTGTTTGAAGTCTTTCTTAGCCTTCTTGATGTCACTGGTTAGAGACCAAACATCGTCACCCCAATCAGTTTCATCTTCAGTGGCAGCTAGTAATCTGTAGAGATAAAGATCTCCATCAATCAGTGCCTTCATAATTCTCGTTCTCCTTTAAATATTTAATTCCGAAGTCGGTAGCTAACCAAAATCTACCCCACTTACCTTCCTCTAACATTGTCGTGATCAAACCCTCAGTAGCTGCTATAGCAACTAACTCAGCGTATTCTCTTGCTAGTCTAGATCGAGTTGTGAAGGGGTATGTCCAAGCCTGATAGATAATGAAACATAACCCCTCAACAGCCTCTTTAGTTTTCTCTTCAAGTTGATCTTCTTGTTCTTTAGTGAGTTTCTGACCAGTTGTTTCCGATGGTAAATTCGGATTCGATGGGGATCTTGAAATTGAAGTAAGACCCAGCCTCTTTCGCCATTCTTCGAGTGATATTACCGACATCTTCCTCTATTCCTTTCTTACATCTGATTTGAACCTCGTCATGAACCCAAGCTATAATCTCAGCGTCTAAGCCTTGCCTATGGATCTCCTGATGGATCAGCAAGACCCATTTCTTGGAGATCGTTGAACCAGTGTTTTGTAGTAGTGTGTTTAGCGAGGCATGAGCTGATCTAATCTTAACTTGCTCACCTAAGAGACCCTTGATGTAACCTTTCTGAGCCTCTCTTTGAACTTTATTTCTAAGGTTCATAAAGGACGGTAGAGCCTTAAAGAACTTAGCTTTAATATCCTTACCTTCCTTTGCTCCTTTACCAAGTACCTGACCAACTTTAAAGTCTCCACCACCATAAAGAAGGGTGTAGATAAACTTCTTAGCTAGATCTCTTGTTGGTAAACCAGCAGCTTTTTGATTGGTTGTATGGATGTCGCCTTCCAAGATTTCCTTGGCGTAGTCTCCATCATCCCAATAAGCTAGAAAGTGAGCTAAACATCTAAGCTCTAAACCTGATAGATCTGAGCCGACTAAAGAATATCCCTCAGGAACTGTAAACAGCTCACGACACTCCTTGCCGAACTCTGATCCGACACTAGGAACCTGACCTAAGTTTGGATATCGATGAGCAGCTCTTAAAGTAACTGTTCCACATGAGATAATAGAGTGCCTTAGTTGACCGTCTTTATCGACTAACTTTAACCAAGCCTGATATCCCTCAGCTAACTGTCCTATCCTTTTATTCAATAGAAACATATAAGCTAACTTTTTAGCCTCAGGGTAGGGTAGCTCAGATAAAACTTTTTCATCTATCTGAGCGTCACCTGAGGGGGAAAACTTCTTAGGTTTCCAAGCATACTTTTTAGATAGACATATATGTATATGCCTTCTTGAGCTTGGGTTAAACTGAACCTCTTTAACTTTAGTGAAGGGAACACCTTTCTTATAGCCTAACTTCGAGTTATTAACCTTAGGTACAATCTCTGATTTTATCTCCCAAGGCTCAAACAATGTCTGAAGTTCATTCTGTAAGTTGTCTCTTGCAAGAGCTAACTTTGAGTAAAGCTTAGTCGCCTTACCCTGATCAAATGTCCAACCGACATTACCTATTTTATTACAAACATCTGACATTAGATGCTCGAATATAATGCTATTTTCTGACCACTTATCAGGAGCTAAATACTTCCAAAGTTCGTGGGTGACTTCGACATCTTGCTCACAATATTCTTGCATTTCAGCAGACCAATCAGACCAGTCAGTAGTACTCCCAAAGTCTCCCTTAAGAATACCTAAGCGAATACCCCAAGCCTTTAGGCTGTGAGATCCACTTAGTTTTCTAGGGAGCTTTGAGTGGAGGAAATCTTCGTTGTATATGTCAGCTTTTATTAAGCGACTTAATACAAGTGTATCTCTTATCCGAGCTTTTACTGTAAAGTCAGGATACAGTTTCTTAATAGCCATCAGGTCAAAGTTCATTATGTTATGACCGATTAAAAACTTAGCTTTAGATAGTAACTCTAAACCCTCTTTAATTTGACTGGGGTTAAAGCTAGTTACCTCACCTGAGTTAATGTCTTTTACTGCTATACAATGTATCTTGGTTAATGTGTCAAGTAAGCCGTCAGTCTCTAAATCAAAGACTAAATTCAAATTGCTCTCTCGTGTAATTTCATTCCAAAGTTATTAATTTTGTTAGTAAATTCTATAGATGGTTTACGCTTAATATATAAATCTCTTTTAAATTCTTTGTAATCCACATGATGATGCCACCTATTAAATCGCCATACTACTTTTGCGACATCAGGGTGCATCTCCTCTAACATTTTTGATTTGTTATAAGTTCCTTCTTTGGCGTAGAACTCTTTAGTGTTACCACCTTTCATTTTAGTAGTGGACATTTTACCTTGTAAAAAGGCATTGAATTGAATGGTACATAGACCGTGTTTCATAATTCTTAAAGAAAGGTCTGTGTCTTCGTTATAACGACCTCTCCACCTGAAAGGAATTTTGTTATTAATAAGAATGCAACTGTATATTCTAGAATTTACTAGAAAGGGCGGCCTTAATTCATGGCTATGACAAAAGTTAGCATAGTTAAATCCTGATTGACCGATGTTTTCATACCTCAGAGTAAAGTCTTCGCATATATAAAAAGGAAAACCTGAACAGCATTTAACTTTCATATTATTGTTAAATCGTTCAAAGCTTTCTATGTTATCATCAAGAACCCAATGCCAATCAAAACCATTATCTATGGAATGTTGCCAAGCAAAGTTTCTAGCACAACCAGCTCCAGTTCTCTTGTCTCCATCTTTCCAAAATGTATCATAATCTTTCTTATATTCTTTAGGTAAAATCAAAAGCTTTTCTTCATCAGCTAAAGGCAAATAGTTTAAATATTCCTCTTCTTCTACAATCATATAAAAAGGAACACCTAATGTCTTAAGAGTTGTGGCAGTTGGGTTCCTTTTCCAACGACCTTTACTTACTATGTAAACTGGAAATCGTGGCTGTAGGTTTTCTGAGCAAGTGTAGTAGTAGTTACTTTGTTTTTTTTTCAAAGGATACCATGCTTGTTTAGCGTCAACTTTCTGAGACCCATCAAAAACTTTTTCACTATTATATAAGCTCTTAGCAACCACATTTTTAAAGTGTAAGTAGTCTTCTTCGTTTCTAAATTTAAAAGTAGCAGTTATTTTTGGGTCAGGCTCGTTTACATTATTATACTCAGGCATATTAACCCACTCATCTTTCCAACTCTTTTTCCTATAATCTATTGTTTTATCAAATAAATCTTTAGTCATGTGAACTCCTTATTTCCATCATACAAAACTCTCATCAGGTAAAAGCCGTCCAGTGTCACGGTTATATTGAATTGACCCTGAGTATCCGACTTCACCGGTAAATCTATTTTTAAGAACTGATATATATCTTTGGTCACCATCGGAGTTTTCTTTATCAACTTCGAGTGAGATACATATATCTGACAGTTGAGCTATAGCATGAGATCCTCTTAATTGACCTAAGCGAACCTTAGCTCCATCTTCATGACCTCTATCTCCCTCAGGTCTTCTGAGGTGAGACACTAAGATTAAACCTATGTCTATCTCTTGGACAAGGGTTCTTAGTTTTGTCATAGCCATGTCGATTAATTTACGCTCATCGTTGTTGGCTAACCCTGAGATCAATATAGATATATGATCTAGGATGACCCATTTAACACCTAAAGCTTTAGCCATAAACTGTATTCTTTGACATATGACATCGACATCAGAAGAGCCAAAGTGATCATATAGATAAACCTCAGGTTTTCCCTTGTCGAATATATCTCCAAAAGCTACTCCGATTTCCTCATCAGTAGCCTTGGATCGATCTACAGTTATATTCTTAGACATATGAATGCCTACTAAACCGAGTAGAGTTCTTTTATTACTTTCCTCAAGCATGATCATGCCGATGCTTTCACCGTTCTGTTGTAGGTGATAGGCAATCTCTCTGACGAAGGTTGTTTTACCTAAGCCACTTCCGGCACATACAGTGACAAGCTCAGAAGTTCTTAATCCTCTAGTTATGTCATTTAACCTTGGGTAAGGGTAAGTGACGGCACTAAGCTCATCAGCAATCGTGATAACATCCTTTAAGTCTTTAGCTCCAACAATGCCATCAGGTCTAAATGATCTAGCCTGAAATATAGCGTTAATTATTTCATCAGCTTTGCCTTTCATAAGGCATTCATTTGGATCTTTATGTGGTAGTCGAGCTATCTTTGCAAAACCAACCGGTAACAACTCTGCGACAGTGTGAGCTGCTTTTTGACCTGAATCATCCATATCGAACATGATAATGCATTCATCGAAACCGAGAATGTAATCCCAATTCTTCTTTATGGCGTTCTTCGCAGAAGCTGCACCGGTTGGAATACTAACGGTTGCCCACCGATGACCTTGAACTTGGGAAACTGTCATACAATCAATCTCTCCTTCGCATATGACAAGTTTCTTTCCGTTAGACCATAGGTGGGAACCGAATAACGTCATTTTACTGGCATCACCAGTGATACTAAAATTCTTGTTACAGTCTCTAACCTTCTGAGCAACGACCTTACCTTTATCATCTCGATAACAAGCTAACTCTAAATCCAGTTCTGTCGTTAGGTAGCCAAACTTTCTACAAGTCTCTTCAGTTAGTCCTCTGTGTTTAAGTGCTTTAACTTCGCCCTTGAGTAAATCTTTTTTGACTGTTTCTTTCTTTGCCTGAACAGAGTGGATAAGAGAGTTCGTGATATTGGGTTGCGTGGTTTTACTACACGAGTAACAGTGCGTGTGTCCGTCATCATAAATGCTCCTAGCATCTGAAGATCCACAATCAGGACAAGATGTTTTTCTTATCTCCTTCGACTTGTGATCTATTAATTCCATTTCTCTCTCCCTTATTTGCAAATATCTTTAACCAACATTTTGCACAGTAAAATAAACCCATTTCCTTAGCGTCAGCAAAGTTGGTTTTACACTCTCTACATCGTGGTCTCGTCATAACTATTTCCCCTCTAAAAGCCACGCCTCAGGTATTGTCTTGTGGCTAAATACAAAGCCATGCCTACTACAAAAGTCTGCATATGATGTCTTAGAACCTTTGTAGATTTTGGCATTGGCATTACTAAACACGAACCTGATGTCTAACTCAGGGTGTTGCTCTTTAATGATAAGATGTTTCTTCCTATCAGATGGGAGCCAACGACCCTTCGTTTCGACATAAAAAAAGCCACCTTTCTTAGGTAGCTTGAAGTCAGGGGTGTAAGTTGTTTTTCGTGGTGGATATTCAAAGGCTATTTTCTCTTTCTCATAAATAACCTCTAAATTAGCGTTAGCTATCTGATCAGCAATTATGTTTTCAAGTCCTGAACGATAACCTCTTATCCACGCTGCCTTACTTCCTTTCTTAGAAGTTATAGGACGATGCACCAGCACTGTCATTTTTACCTTTCACAACTGGGTCATCCTCGCTGATGTCATCTACAAACGATGAATTATCGTGGACGTAGCCATCTTCCTCAGCGTCAAAACCACCATCATCTCCGGCTTGAGATACTGGCTCTATAATCTGAACTTTAGTAAGCCTCAGACTAATACCGGTATTCCCAGCCATTGAATAAGGTGAGATTAATCCACCTATCTTTAAGATAGATCCACCGAATAAGTTAGGTGGGTTCGTGACCAAGTTTCCCTTAGTATCGTAAAACTTAGGTTGAAACTTTGACTTAGCTTTAATCAGTAACATCCCAGTTTCCTCATCGGTCTTCCAAGGCATCTTAGCGTTATCGCCTTTCTTACCAAACTCATTCATGGCGACTTCTTTGCATGAATCCATTAGTGCCTTAGCCTGATCTAAGGGAACCATAAGTTCGGTTTTATAAACTCCTTCAGGGTCGAACTGAGTATCTGCTTTATTTAACCACGGATACTTAGCTGTGCCTTTATGTGTTACAAAGGCTGTTCTTTTTTGTTCTGCCATTAATTATTCTCCTTTTCTAATATTGGCTCTTTTGGTTGTTGTTGTATTTGAAAGTCAGTTACATCAACTCCGTACACGTCAGCTTTTTCTACTAGTTCTTCAGGGAGTGAATATCCCTTCTCGAACAATAGACGAGCTAACCCCAAGACCTTTTCTCTAGGGTGCATTTAATTTCCTTTTTAAATTGGTTTTGTTTCTCTAATGGGTGGACACAAGTTTAGCAGAAACAGTATCGACTATCCTTGATTGCCTCTAAGTCAAGACCACCCTTAGATGGGATCTCAGGGAGCTTAACTTTATCTATGTCTGTAAATTGTTCTTTATTTTCCTTCAATACTTCAGTGTAAAGACAGTAATTTGTATACATTTCTACAAAGGCTTTTCTTATTAACTTTGAAAGTTTAGCTGTATCTGTCGGTGTTGTGGCAAAGCTATCATGAATTAAAAAGAAAGACCTGATGTTATTGTATAAACCCTCTATCACTGTTTTAAGTAAGTGTGAGGCATCCATAGAGTGGATCACATTCGGTGATATAGCTGAGGCACTTTTTGTCTTATCAACTTTCCTCAGTGGCTTATCTCTTAATGAAATCTGAGTTCTAACATTCTTCTGCAAAGTCCTATCATAAAGATAAACTTTAATCTCCTTAGTGGTAAACTTCGTGTAAGACTGGACAACCGGAAACCCCATAGGAGTTACCCATCTAGTGTGTTTGTTTTCATGTGCTAATAACCGAGATAGCGTCTTAAAGAACTTCATTCCCTCAGAGGCTCCGGTTATAACTTGGTTGACTGCACTCCAGTTTTGCTTTGCTAAAAAGTTACTCGCTTTAAAACCCTCATCCTCACCAAAGGGATGTTCTTCTAGGCGACCACTCAGTACATCATCCCTGAGAGGTTTCATTGTGTCTTCCATGATTTGCTCTTTAAAACCATAAACCTCACTAGAATATCCGAATGTCATTACATTTCTTTTAACTAGCTTTCTACTAATACCAAACTTTAACCAGTCTTCGGCTAGGGCATCATCTGATCTATCTAAGGAGTGTTTAACTTTATCAGCTACTGCTTGATAAATGTCCTGAGGTTTATCTGAGGGTATTAAGTTTACTAAAGCTCCGTCACCCTCTTGAAGTGATGACGCTGAGTAATGTTGTATTCCACTGTTAGATCCATCTAGATTAATAGGTAACCCTGATAAACTACCTTCACCTTCTACAAGGTATTTTGTATAGGCAACACAAGCAGCTAAGAATGCAAAGGGTTTATCAGCCTTAGACCAAAACTCAAAAGACTTCTTGTAGTCTAACCCAGTCTCAATGATCTTCGTGTCATTCTCAAGAACCCAGTCTACTCTTTCTTTAAGAGATTTCTTGGAAACCTTGTCGAAGTCTCCGGTGTTTGCAACTTGAATGGCGATCCAATAAAAGCTCTCTTGGTCTACTGGTTTTGATTCACCTAGCTCAAACATAGCTCTAATATGATCATCCCTATGGTGGCAAAAGTGAGGTATTGGATATATCCTTCCTCGGTGATCAAAGTTATGAGGAAGGTAGAAGTTTTCGTATTGCATTAAGTCTTTAGCAACTTTCAGATCTTGGAGCATTACGGCTCTTGTGCCATCGATCTCTCTGTTTTTAATCGTAATCTTTCTGTTTCTAATCCTAAGACCCTTCTTCTGATCATCGTTCAGCTCATCGAAGTTGTCTACTTTAGGTGGGTATTTAAGGTGGTTTTTCAAAGGAAAGTTATGTATCTCCTTATCCTCAGACCAACACCACTCAACTGCCTCTACAATGATAGGGTTAAGCTTTAACTTAGTTCTTTGAACTGCATTAATGGCATCTATAGCCGGTCTTATCGTATCGTTCCTAAACCCTCTTTCAATAGCTTTACGATGTTGAGGCGATACATATCCCTTAACTAACTTCACTTGTTCTGCTAATGCCTGATCCATATAGCAACCACTATCAAAGGTATCCCATCCCTTAGGCTCAACGATCATAGGAGCAAACATTGGCTCTCTCCAAGATGCCTCAAAGTCTAAGTCTGCTAGACGGTCACTTGCCTCAGGTAAAATCCCTATCTTCCTCACTGTTTTATTCTTCCGAGTGTCTTCCCAAATGTCGAAGATGTTAGACACCTTAAGAATTGCATTCACGATAGGTGTGCCGACAATAACCTTCCTCTTATCTTCCCATTTATCTATCTTAAATCCACTTTTGAAGGCTATAGACCGAGCAGCTTTAACTCGATAACGATCACTAGAGTGGTCTTTAACAACCTTCTCCTCAATCCTCTTAGCTAGACGACTATTATATTCTTTAAGCCTTGCTCTAAAGATCTCCATCTCAACTTTATGTCCAACTGCCGTGATAGTTCTTGTCAGTGTCATAGACCTACCTACAGAATCAAACATAGTCGTAAGACCTGAGTAAGCGATTATATCGACATCAACTTCCTTCAAGTCCTGATACCAAGAGAATGCTCTTCCCTTAAGTTTACTTTGGCTATCTATAGTTTTCTTTAATTCCTCAGCTACAAGCTCTTGAACCTCAGACATAAGTTTCTGAGGGTTATTTTGTATAGAAGTTGTAGTGGTTAATTTCTCTTGTCTCTTAAGAAACCTATCACGACCTTCGGTCACCATCTGTCTCTCACGAGTTAATTCATTTAGTATGTTCAAAATGCTACTCCCTAATTTTATCACCCAGTTCTCTAAAGGGTGGACACAAGTTCTTTATACTAAATTAGGGAGTGTTTCATAAGGGGTGTAAAGTTGACAGATACCTCTAATCTTCTGTCAATTCATTTGACATTAAATCCTCAAATTGAACTAACTTTAACATAGATGGAACTGTTAATTTCTGAGACAGTGCCTTTCTCCATATGGAGTACTCTCTATGAGCCTCCCACAATACGTCAGATGCTCTACACATGGTACGGTTCTTGTGTTTAACAATGTCAATCCAACCTTCTGCATGAGTTTCCTTGATAATGGTCACTACTGTCTGACGATTTGTGTAAAGAGAGTTTACAATATCCTTTATTGTGTAGAAACGGTCTGTTCCTTTTGCCTTTACCATTAACCGAGCAAAGTAATACCTTTTGTCACCTGAGTTGAAGTATCTCTGCAGCTTATTCGTCCTTCTTTCCTGACGAGCTTTGTAAACCTCAAGCTCCATGTCGGCATTCTTAAGTGTCAACTGAGTTATCAGATAATCATGCATCTCATTAATAGTTTTCTTCTCAGGTTTACGAATAATGTCGTCAAAGTTAAATACTTTGCAAGAGTTTCCATCCGTAGCTATCTTTGCAAATTGCTCACGGACATCTTTGTTTGATGATTTGCTATTAGTGAACATCACTTGTTTAATATTATTCATTGCTATGCACTCCTTCCACTGTTGTAGGTAGACAATAATCCGTCTACTGCAATGCGAATTAAACTCGCCATACTGACTTGTCTTGATGAGAGTTTGGAGTGCTTATGGGCAAGAAGACTTAAATCTTCCCACACTTTTCTTTCTAAAAAGACTTTCTTAGATATTAAATCATAACTCTTCTTAGGTCGTCCAATGTTTTTGATATTGATTATCATTACTATATCTCCTTTATGTCGAGTTTCTGCCATTCTTGAAGTTTAATTTTATGTCTAACACCACAAATGGGATGGCATATCCTTACCCATTTGAGACCGACTACTGCCCAAATGATTCGCAAACCACCTAGAGGATGGGTTGCACTACCAAAGTAAACTTGGAACCTCTTAGAGGTTTTCCAAGTCTTAGCTGAGGGTTTTCTTTTGGTCGTACAAAGTGCCTCTTTTAGATTAGGCATCTTAAATACTTTAGCTCTCCTAACTTTAGTAGGTTGAGCATAAAATGATGTTTCCATTGATCCGTCCATAACTAAGCTCCTTTACTCATTAACTCTGCAACAGACTTTTTGGTCTCGCTATTCACATGAACATACTTCTGAGTAGTTTTAATGGAACGATGACCCAACATATCGGCAATCACTAGAGTATTAACTTGAAATTGATTAGCTAACTTAGATGCACAAGTATGTCTTAGTACATGGAATACAAAGTTTCTGTCGCCTCGTGCCACACGGTGTCGGCATTCATCCCATAGTTGGTAAAAGACTTTATGAGAAAACCAATCTTTAACAACTCCAACCTTTTCAACACAGTCTCTAGTCACGTCTGTCAGGGCAATATCTCTGTCGTCACCGTTCTTGGTATTCTTCAGCTTTAACCACTGTTTACAAGGCGAAATAAGAGCCGTGGAGCCTATCTCTTGTATCTCACCCAATCTCATTCCAGTTTGTTCTGAAAGTGTCACTAAAAGGCTTATACGAGGCTCCTTAGATCTATCAAAAAATGACTTAATCTGAAGTAATTCATCATCAGTGAATGACCTAGGTCTTCCGGTATTTTCAGTCTTCATTTTAATCTTAGGAGCTTGGGTTATAATCTCAAGATCCATAGCATGAGTGAAGACAGACTTAATGGCAGCTTTATACCTATTAACGGTACTTTCAGATAGCTTTCTATTCTCCTTAATAAAGGAAAGAAAGTCAGCTATCTCAGTAGCAGTAAAGTCAGTTAAAAGCTTATCACCGTATCTCTTATAATGAGCAAACATCATAAGCTTATTTACGGTTTGGTCTCTATGCCGACCAACCCAAAGTTCATCGGCATATGATATAAAGAATTTCTTAAATGTATCCATTACTCTGTCTCCTCATAAGTTTGCAACGTACCTTTCGTATCATCAGGTTGTCTCATGTACTCTGCACCAAAACCAAAAAGATAGATTTGGGTTTTCTGTTGTTCGGTACAAGTTTCTATAGTGTTTGCTCTGATGATTTTAATCATTTGATCTTCAGTTAATTTAGCCATTACTCAGCTCCCTTAATTTCTTTAATTTTAACTCGCTCTAACCTTGTTTGCTTAATAGAAAGAACATCGAAGTTCTTAGGGTTATAACGCTTATGTTCCTTAATTTTACCATCAAGAGTTACACGGTGACCCTTACGAGCCTTAGTCCAATCAATTGCAAGATCTACACTACCTTTGTAGATAAAGAAGTTCCCATGCTCATCCTTAAAAGTGTAAATGTTCGTATGACCCCAGTAAGTTGCAAAGCTGGTAAGATTTACACAAACTGCCTCTAGATCTGAAAGCTTGTCACCAACTTCACCAACAAACTTACTTGCCTTAGCCTCTTGGATCATCTTACTTCTCCAAGAAGGAAAGTTTCTATCAGCCATTCTTCTGATCCACCAACGATCCCCTTTAATCTTTTCGTAACGGATCTTTTCAGCCTTCTCTGTAGCAATCTCCTCAGGAGTTCTATAGTCATATGGGTTTTGCCTCTTTGCTTTAC